CGGTTCCTGTCGCGGTCAGGTTCTTGTAGTTCTGGGACTGTGTAACCGACAAACTCATATCCGTATCCTCTTGCTCGTAGTGCGGTCATGCACAGCCCACATATCGTTGAGTGTGACTGTGTTCTCTGGTCCGACTATAAGCGGCTTCGGCTCCGCTGTAGCCGGGGACTTGTCAGATTGTTCCTGCCATGATACCGCAAGCATACGGAAGGCGTCACTAGGGTGACTCGTCCAATCATGGCGCGGGGATTGCCTAAACGCCTTTTTGTCCTCGTCGTACTCGCGTTGGTACTGGCGCAGCGCCTCAATGCCGTCGTGGCACTTCTCAGCGTCAAAGTACACACGCGGCAGCAGCATACGCACAGCCTGTATGCCCGACTGCAAGCCAATGTCGGGGACAACCGCCAGCTTCTTGATGTCAAGGTAAGCGGCTAACTGCTCCACTACGCTGCGGCCCGTCTGCAAGCTCTTGGCGCGGGCGTCATGCGGTAGGTAGTGCTTGGCGTACTCGTAGGGCTTACGGGTCACCACCTCGGCGATGTAATGGATGTCAGCGCCCGAGACGGCAAAGAAGTCAATGACGCGCACCTCGCCACGCAGCACTTGGTAGAACCAGATGGCGGTGTCGTCGCGGTACCCCAAGTCCCATGCCGTATAGACGGGCAGGTTGGGGTCGTAGGGAAGGCTTCGCATACGGCCTTGGTCTTGCGCTTGGCGCATCTCCGTGCCGTAAAAAGCTCCGAGGATGGCAGCCTCAAAACTGCACTCGTATTCCTGCAAATACTGATCCTCGGACAATTGCGCTTTAGCAGCGTGTAACTCAGACGCCGGGAGAAGCCCGCTGGTTGAGGCGGGTAAGCGCAGCAGGAACCACTCGCTAGGGATTCGAGTGGCTGTATCAAACACTTCCCAAAACTGGTTTTTGCCTTTCGGTGTACCGGCAAAGACCGCCCATCCTTGCTTATCTGACAAGGCAGGACGAATAATGTTCCCAAATACGCTCGGCTTAAAGTCGCCGTACTCGTCCATGTACACGCCCGAAAAGCCAAGACCGCGCATCGCGTCGGCGTTATCGGCACCGAACAGGCGTATCTGACTGCCGTTGATGAGCGTGATGGTCAGTTCTTGCTCGTTGACCGATTGAATGATCGGGTGTGCGCCGTCCTTAAAGTACTGCCATGCCACGGCCTTTGCCTGACTGCGGTAGGGGGCGACGTAGCCGAATAGTCCGTAAGGCTGCTGGTACATCGCAGCAGCGCGGATCATGTCGTTGACGGCGGCAACCGTCTTACCTGCGCGACGATGTGCGACAAGGCAAGCCCAGCGTTTAGTGCGCTCATGAAACGGCATGAACGCCTTACGTGGGCGGTAGGGCAGGATTATTCGGGAGCCATCCATCCGATCTGTACCTTGACCGGGCCGTTGTCTTTACCTGTGATCTCTTGGCGGGCGAGTTTGGGAACGTGGTACTCCAGCAGGGTGCTGAAGGCGTCAAAGGCAGCCTGCGCTCCCTTCTCCGCTGCAATCTCGTCTAACCACCCTTGGAGTCTGTCTGCGTTGCCGTCCACAAACGCTGCAATGGCCTCTCTGGCGGCCTGCGTGGACTTATTGGGCATCCCCTTGGGCCTACCCGGCCCCGGTTTTCTGCCCTTTTTAAAAGCTCCTGCGTTCATCGTCGGATGATAATTTCGTTAAGTGGGACATCGTAGCTCGGGAATGTTGCTCGGCGTTCTTTTGGCGTCATGTTCATGCGCTTTTCAACCGCACGGGCTTCGGCTTCACCAAGTATGCGTTGATACAATTCGTAGTTTGATTTTTCTTCTAACGTTTTTCGCAAATCATCTAACTTGTTAGTTGCGATTGCGCTTTCTTGCGTTTCCCTAAATACCTTGTCTGCTTTTCGCAAAGCCTTTTTTGCCTCGGCTGGAGACATTGCCTCTGCCGCACCACGCATATCGGGGCGATCTGCTTCAATCATGCGTTGCATCCGACGCACCGCGCCTCTAATCCAAAAATCACGGTTGGCACCTGCTTTTGCAGGCATTTGCCATCCATAACCCTCGTCTGCCATTTGTTGCGAAACTTGCGAGCCGTATTGATACCAATCGGACAACCTTGTTAGGTCACGCGGTTTTGGATTGTCTTTGGTTTGAAGCCTTTCCAAAAGTTGCGCGTAGTTCGCCCGCGAGGCTTCTTTGCTTGCTACGCTTGCCCATGCGCGTTTATACGAATCATTAGAGTACGGCGCGTATCGCCGCTGCATATCTTCTTGCAAAATGCGACGAGCAAGGTCTGGATTCCCGCCGCCAGAAAATCCTTCTTGATGCTGAATTGCGTGTTGCAGTTCGTGCAACATTGTCTCATTTGCGTCTTTTGGCTTCCCTTTTACATAGGGGGACAAGCTGACCGATTTGCTTTCTCGGTTGTACGCACCCATTGCATCGCCCAAAGGTTGTTCGCGCCGAACGATGGTGCGCTGCCCAATTTCAGGATATGCCTCATACAAACCGCCCGGATGCTCAAACGCAAGGCGAGCGCGAGCGCCCAAATACCCAGATTTGCCATATTCCAGCCCGTAATTGCCTTTAATGTCCTCTTGCAACGGCTTTTTGGTTGCTGCTAACTCCCGAACACTTCGGTTAAATTCACGCGGAAACAAATCGGGCTGCGTTTTTGCGCCTGTCTTTAGTTCGCGCACCCGCTGATTGATTGCTGCAATTTCAGCCTTTTTTTCTTGAATTGCAGTCTCGTAATCTGGTTCTTCACGCAATTTCGCGCCAATATCGCTAATTTCTTGGCGCAATCTGTTGTCAGGCGCTCGGAATGTGCCTGTTTCGCGCCAAATTGTTTCTGGGTTTATTCCAGATGCTTCCATTTCTTCTGCGCGTTTGGCGGCAGCGGCATCCCATGTCCTAGCGTTTTCACCGATAAAGATGTCGCGTTTACCCGCACCTTTTACGCTTGGCGTTAGGAATTCACCGATGACTTCGCCTGCCCCTAATGGGCCGCTCATGGCTTTCTGGCCAGTCTGACGCAGAGCCTCCGCTAGTACGGCAGGGTTACGCACAACGCCTTTAACGCCCTCATATGCGGCTTTAGCCGTGCCTATGGGGTCAGTCACCAGCGACTTAACGCCTTCCAACTGGTTGACGATGCCTTGACCGATACCCGAGGACAGGTTCTCAAAGTTGGTGCCAAGTCCTGCGCTTGACGGCCTGACGGGTTCCGTCTGGTCAATGGTCGGGACGTATTCGGCTAGGCGTCGGCGCTTTTCCGCTTGGTACGCTAGTACAGCCGCGAGACGGTCACGGTTGGCGGCCATGTCAGCTTAAGTTTTCCAGCTTGTAGAGCGTGGAGGCGATCAGACCCACGATCTCGTCGTGAATGTTCTGCAAATCAGGTTCGTCCGGTAACTGGTCGCGCATACTCTTGGCAAAGTCCAACAGCCCGCTGACGTAAGCCTTGGCGTCCTTCTGTACCTTAAAGTCGTCGATGTAAGCGGTCATCGGGATGACGCCGAAATGCCCTTGGTAGGCTTCGGCGTACTTGTCGGCTACGTCAAGGATGTCCTCGTAGTAGTTACCCAGCGCTTTGTGTTCGCTGTACGACTTCGAAGACAAATGAAGGAAATGGGTGATAGTGCTGCTGTGAAGCAGGGCTGAAACGAAGATTCCGGCTTGTTGGTGTTTCATAATTAACCCATTTTGCGGTATGTGGGCGAGGGTACTACCTACGGTATTTTACCGCAACTGCTCGGGTTTTATGGCGCAAATGTACCGATCCATTAGTTCTCGCACCGTTTCCTCGGGATCACGCGCAACGTAAAACTCCCCGCGTGGCTCAAACACTTGTCGGAACCTTTCTTGGCTTGGGCGTAGCTTTCCCTTTTCGACCTTGATTTCGACCCAGCACACCCACGGTGTTCCGTCGGGCAGATTCCGTACGACGAGACGATCTGGTACGCCGCCGTTTGAGGCGTAGTCGAGGACGGTGAACCCTGCCGCGGACAGCGCCCGGCCAATGAGGCCATCGTTCGCATCCCGTCTCGCTTTGTACCTCATTCCGTGCCTCGTTTACGCAGCGCCCTAACCAGATAATCCACCACGTTCTATTCCCCCGCTTTAACTCGCGCACGAAGTCTCTCCACAGCCTTTTCACCCCAAAGCTGGCGTACCAGCCCAATCGTATCCCTATCCGATAGCACGGCAGCAGCGCCAGCCTCTCGGATCAGTTCAGCGACCCTATCACGGTTAACCTCAACGCCTCTGGCTAACTGTGCGTCGTAGAACTTTAAGCGGTTTAGCGGGGATTCCTGTACTGCCGAGTTCCACATGGCCTGATTGGAGTAAAACTGGTGTTCTAGGTTGTGACTGGGTTTAGGCTTTTCCGGTTGAGCTTGTTTAGTCGGAAAGTAAGTGAATTCATCACCCATATATAACCTCTCTATGGTTTAGAACCTATGAGCCTTCGGTTGTGGAACCCGCACGGTTTCTAGACGGAGTACGCCTAAGGAAACTCGTGCAGGTTTATTGTGAGCCTTTCGGAGCCTCACCCGCTGCGGGCTACTTTTGACCAGATTACTCTGGTTGCCTTTCACGCTTCCCCGCTGACGCTGCGTGCCTACAGGTTGGCTACCCCGGTGTAGGTTTAAGTTGGCTCTGCGCGTTGTTTCCCCGACCAGAGCAATCAACCGAGCATTAAACGTGGTAGGGTGGTTGACACGACTAGAACAGTCGTTCAGACTTCCATCACGCTGTATCGCAAAACAAGCGTAATGCCATTCCCCCGGCAGCGTCAAGCCCCCTTCACGGGGGCTTTTCGTTTTAGCGTCCATTAACGTCCATTTGGCGCTTTGACCAGCCCAGCCTTGTACTGCCACACCCTTTGCTGAGGGATCGCGCCATTGCGTATCCAACGGGATACAGCCGGGGGTTTAACGCCAAATGCCCGTGCGATACCGCTCGGGGAACCAAACTTCTTCAATGCTAATTTGATGTCCATCCTGCCATTTAACCACGGTTAGCATTTTAAGTAAAGCCCCAAAATGCATAGCATCGTGGGTATGTATTTTTTTGTTTGGGGTGTTGACATCTGCTTAACTTGTGTTAATATATCAATACGGTCAATGTTGACCGGGATGCCACAAAGAGGCAGTTATGACAAAGTTACGAGTTGCGATCATTGAAACCTTGATGCCGCCTAAAAAGCCGATGGGGTTTAGTTCCGTATGCACAACCCGTTGGCGGCCCGCGCTAATGAATTCCGACGACAAAATTGTGTGGCGGGGTTCGCTTTGCTCAACCGCTGAAGAAGCCAAAGCGGTCGCTACAAAAAAACACGGTTTGGCCGTACAAGGCTGGATTGTTGAATAACCAATAAATATTGGAGGCGGGGACTTCCAACCCGCCTTTACTTCGGTTAACATATCCCACGTTGATAGACACAACACAGGAGCAATAGATATGCCACGCAAAGACACATTCCACGGTTTCGGTACGTTCTACGCCCTCGGCAACAAGTTTGAGGTGCGCGTGGAGTACACGCAGGATTTAGATGGCGGCATCATCTTGGAGGCTGCCGACCTGATCGGCATCTTCCTTGATAAC